TAAGACTCCAGGACTGCTGCCGGAGCAGTCAGCCCTGTGGTCTCTTCTACTTCTCTGATGTCTTCCCAACGCAGATTTTCGCCAACTTCTAGAGCTAGCTGAGGGGTGCATGGTTGAATGTACTTACCGACGTACGTGTCGTTTTGTGTCATAGCGTCCGTCCCAGCTGGCTGAGACTAAAGTTGCGGTAAAGGGGTCAGGAATTTTAACAGTAAGGGTATATTTATCGTTTTTCTTGTAAATAGGAACTTTGACAGACTTGTAAGGAGCAGTAGGTGTAGTGTTGAATGAACCCAGATCAACCTCTATACCAGACTCATACTGGATGTAATCATCAACCTGCGGAGACACAAGGTGGAACTCCATAGGACCAGAGATGCCTAGTTCAAGGTTGATGCGGTTAATACGTAGCTCACCATCAGTATCGTACTTACCTCTGTCAATAGCATAATAAAAATGAGGAAGTTCAATCTCTGTGATATACTTGTATCCAATAGCAACATTGCCTGTAGTCAGATCAATGTTGTTAAAAGTAGCAGTAGTACCACTAACGCTGTCAGGAACTCTGACAACACCAGCATCAGTACCGCTGAGGAATACAGCCACCATAGCGGTGCTGCCATCATAAGTGTAAGGTAAAGTTACTGTAGAAATTTTTGTTACAGAATCGTAGGAGGATGACGCAATGGTCATGTTGTCCAAGGTAGCCTCAAACCTACGTCCAATAGAGCCAGTTCCTACCTGATAGCTTCTGTTGGTGACAGTGTCAGTAACCATCTCATGACGATTCAAGACGTAGTTACCGTTTTGATTGGTAACAACAAACTGGTTGCCAGCAGTGTACGTGCTGTGCACAAAGCTACCAGTCAAGGTCCAAGTGTACCATGCAGACTGTGACCGCTCTGTGCTTGTGTCATAGTACTTGTAGAAGAAGATCTGTGAATCTCCTGCCTTAGCATAGGTTACCAGTCCAGTCTGTGAGGAGTTAGACGAGTGGTCAATGTCCTTGGGAATCAGCTCAGGGATCACACGGGTCTGCTCCATCACCTTAGGAGGAACAGTCTCATCCTGAATTATCATCTCAAACACACGGGTGTGTGCTGCACTGCCAGTACTAAACATCACAGAGGTGCCCATGTCGATAGGACGGACTGTGGGACTACACTCATAGGAGGACAGCTTCTTGAGCTGTGCAGTGTTAGCGTTGAACCGATCTGAATCAGTAAACAGCATGAACTGTGCTGACTCACTGAACAACACCAGACCCTTTTGAATAGGCAGGACGTGGTTTAGAAAGGCAGGCTTGATGTCAGAAGCAGCGATGTCGATGGGATCTGCATCGCTAGCAGTAATTGCAGAAACGATAAAGAAGTTAAAGTAATCAGCAGGCTGACTAAGGATGACGTTTTCACCAGCAATGAATCCTAGGCGGTTACGGTAGAAGAAGATGTCCTTGATACCCTTACCTACAAAGGTAGGGTCAGGGTTGCTAGTCAAGTCGCCGACCTGCCTGTCAATCCAGTAATTGTCAGGGTCGGAAACTTGATCTAGTGTACGAAAACTGAACGTACCGTCACGGTTATTTACCAGAGCATGAGGCATGGTAGCCGGATCAAGCCCAGCTGTGATACCAGGAGCTACAGTCTCTTCCCATGAACCTGTACCTACAGTACCGTTGTCAGCTACAAACTTAACGAAGTAGTCATCAGCTTCAGAATCCTCAGTGTTTGACACCTTAGCAATGTACCCATCTTTACATTGTTGAGGTAGTTTGCTAACATTGGGGACTGATTCTTGGATAACTTCCAATGAGTTATTGAGTGTGCCACCCCTTACCTCAATCGTGAAGCTAGAAGTGGATGTAATAAACAAACCATCACCAATGATCTCACAGGTAACACCACTGTAAGTAGACTCAATGCTGCTCTTTAGTCCGCCAAGAATCGTGTTGATACTCAATGTACCTTTGTCAGGATTCTTAGGTGTCTGATGAAAACCTACACCAGAGTCAGAGTACGTTTGGTATGATTCAACACTATCAACTGTAACAGTGTAGTTAACACCAGCAATACTCACAGCAAAGGTCTGACCGTTAGTAACATCAAAACCTGGATCTTGCAGGACTACTTCTGCATTGTACTGAGCATTATAGTCTGCCTCACTATCAGAATTATAGGCAGAAACATAGGTAGTACCATTAACCAGGACTGTAAATTTAATACCACTAGATGCATCAAACACTTCTTGTTTACCTGCATACCTGATTCTTCCACTATTGTGGTTCCAAGTACTCTCGCTTGTCGCATTCTCGACAACACTCAAAGCACCAGCTCGGTACTTGGTAGTAGCTGTGAGGTTAGAGCCATTGATAGCAACCACGTACTCTGCGTTGTACGCCACTGTATTGATCGAAACAAAGGCGTAGTTGTTATTGAACGTAGGAGTGGTTCCTGTGGTTCCTACGGTCTTCTGGGGGTTAGTGATGAGGGTGTAGTCACCAATGGTCTGGAGACCGTAAGGCTGGGTAGCACCAGCCAGGTAAGTCATGGTACCACTTACATTCTGAGGAGCACCTGTCTCAAGGCTCCAGACTTTAATATCAGTGGCTGTAATTTGCCCAATAAATTTTTCGTCAGAATCTCTGATGATCTCAAACCACTGACCACCAGCAGTGGCTCCCACCAGCTCATCAACGAACTCACCAGGAGGTCGCTTAGACAAGCCAAAAGTCACATCAGGATATGCGTTGTCACATTTCCTGAGCTGACCAGGGAACTTAATAAAGTCTGGCTGCTGTGAGACGCCTCCAAGAAAGTTTTGAATCCGTTGATTAACTGCTGCCATGGTTATCGACTAACTGCTTGGAAGGGTTTGTAAGATGGGTAAGGGTTGCGGAAGTCGGGGCCTTGGAAGACACTGTACTCAGCTTGCTGGGTGTCATACTCAACAGCCAGTGCACGGAGCTGAGCTTCATCTGCTGCCAACAGCTTAGCTGCCTTCTCATCGTTGACCATGCGGGTCACAGCAATGCGGGAAGAGCGTGAAGCGATGTAGTCACGGAAGACTTGAGGGATGTCATCAAACTCGAAGAACCAAACCACATCACAGTAAAGAGTATCGATGTCCTTAAATTTATAGGAGTGAGAATAGCGATCATACAGCTTACCGTTCCTCTTAACCACATCATAGTCATCACGATGCTTAAATTTATTCACGTCCAGCTGGAGGACAGTGGGTGGAATCAGCACCTCGTCGTTGGTGTCTACCACAAACGGGAACTCATATTCAGTATTGTACACCCAGCCCTCAGACTGAACTTCACGACAAACTTGTCGGAGAGTGTTCTGAGCAATAGCAACTTCAGGACTTTGGGTGGTTAGTGTATTGACAGGAGACTCACCCACGCTCATAAGAACGTGGTTAACAGCATCCAGTTCGGTGGACGATGCGTACGAATTAGTTGTCATGATATAAAAAAAGGGACCCCCGAAGGAGTCCCAATATAGAAACAAAAATGGATCAGAATGCAGAACCAGCGGTGCTGGTAGCGTGCAGTTCGACACAAGCAGCAGGGTTCAGGTAGTCAGTACCCATGCTAAGGCGTCCCAGGATCACGTCGCCCTGGTAGATCACGGACACGTCGCCCGAGGTGACCTGGACCTGGGGTCCAATGGTCTCAACAACACCAGCGGCTTCGCGTTGGAAGATGAGTCCGCAGGAGGTATCGAAGTCGGTAGCAGAACCGTAGGGGTTGTTCTCGCCGGTAGCAGTAGCCTCGACATCAACGCCCACGAAGGAGCCAGCGTTGTCGATGGTAGAGTTGGTACCATACTTACCCAGGAACGGCAGGTTCATGGACTTGTAGATCTTGATACCAGCAATCGACAGGATGCCCTGACCGGATTGCAGAGCGGTGCCCTGCTCGTCACGGTTGATCAGAGCGTTGCTGGACACGTTCTCGACCAGGGAGTAGTATTGACGTGGGGAGAGAACAGCCACACGACCTTCCTGAGACACACCCTTCTCATCCAGGACAGCAGCAGCTTCAAAGAAGGCAGCCACGATCTTGGTGGAGTCGAGAGCATCTGCGTTGGAGCCAGTGCCAGTACCAATCTGGATCTGGGAACCACCGGGCTCAACCTTACCAGTTGCAGACACGGGGTGAGCAGCGCGAGCGCCACGCACAATAGCACGGAAGATGCGACGGTCATAGTGCTCAGCCAGAGCATAGCCGATCTTCTT